TGGATGATTTCTTTCAGCACCACACAGTAAATTAAGGATGGGTTAAGAGAGTCTGTCTCGATATCAAGTAAGTAAGTCGTGGTCATGATTAAGCATCCTTCTGATCATCTCGTGCAGAGACACTGTAGGTCTCCACCCTAGTACATGCTTAGCTTTTTCTGCTGATCCACAGAGTCTTGTAACATCCTTAGGTCTCATCTCGTTGGGGGTATTGTGTACCACAGCACCAGTCCAGTCGTCAACACCAATCTGTTTGAAGGCTATGTCCAGAAAATCTCTGATAGAGTGTGTCTTACCTGTGGCCAGAACATAATCACCGGGGGTATCGTGTTGAAGCATCATCCATATACCCCGTACATAATCTGGGGCGTATCCCCAGTCTCTTACTGAGTCGATATTACCAAGCTTTAACGGGTTGTTCGTGGATGCTTTCAAAGAGTGTGGTGAATCGGCCTTCAATATGTCATCCCCGTATTTGTCATACTGGGCAACCCAAGATGTGATCTTCCGTGTTACAAAGTCTGTAGGTCTGCGTTCGCTTTCATGATTGAAAAGTATTCCGCAACATGCCCAGACATTAAAAGAGTCTCGGAATACTGAGACCATCTGATGTGCTGCTGTTTTTGAAACACCGTAAGGGGAGTGAGGGATGAGTGGGGTATCTTCATCAGCCATCCCTTTATATACAGTCCCATACATTTCAGATGTGGATGCCTGATAAAATCTTGTATGGGGAGACCCTGTCTTAATAGCATCAAGCATCCTGACTACAGCATTGGTATTAGTATCGAAGGTGGCGTCAGGGACGGTAAAGGAATAGCCCACATGAGATTGTGCTGCCAGATTGTACATCTCATCAGGCTGCTTCTCCAGAATAATCTGCCGGATAAAAGATGAGTCGCAAATGTCACCATAAATTTCCTCATAGTTATTAGGGTAGTTTTCCTGAAGATCGTAGTTCTTGGCAGTCAATCCCATTGTACCTGTGGTAGGTCGTCGGCTTACCCCTGTTACAAAGTAACCTTTTGATAAAAGGAGAGATGAAAGATAGTAACCGTCTTGTCCGGTCACCCCTGTAATTAGTGCTGTTCTCATTTTAAAATGTATCCTCTATGATGTTGTCGTCTGGTTCATTATGATCTTCGTCCATGTCCTGCTCACTCAGGCGTCCAGTATCTTTATTCCATAGGAGTCTGGAGGCAGGCCCTGTCTCACCTGAGAACCTGTTCTTCAGAACCCGGACGATAGTCGTGTTCCTTACAATCGGGTCATCATCCTGAGAGTTTCTTTCTAACCCAACAACCATATCAGATAGCTGGGCAATACCGGCTGACCCCCTAAGCTGGGCCAAGGTTGTTACACCACCGATCTCATGACCACCCCCATTCTGTGGACGCTTCAGGTGTGACACAATAAACAGGGCCACATTAGTTTCTTGTACTAACATCCTAAGCTTGGTCATAATCTCATCAAGAGCCTTACGCTCATCCCCGTTATCCTGAGACGATACGATGATTGAAAGATGGTCTAAGAAAATATAGGTACACTCTAGTCCCTTGATCATGTACCTGATACGGGAGACGATGTTATCAATATCTGCCGAACCAAAGTGATCGTATAAGAATACTCTGCCGCAGCCCACAGTTGAGTCAAAAGATTCTCTTTGTTCTTCTTCTGTGTACACAGTTACTGGGAGATGGAGTTGCTTGTTAGCATGGATAGACATAAGACCTAGTGCTGTACGTCTGATACTTTCTTCAAGAAAGATAGCCCCAATATTAGCATCCTCTGTTACGTGCAGAATGTTATAGATAATTTCTCTCATGATAGCAGACTTGCCAATACCAGAGCCTGCTGTGATAGTGACAATCTCACCACGACGGATGCCGTAAGTAATATTATTCAGCTCTTCCCATGGGTATGGGATTGAATTATTCTCAGGTTCTGTGCTGACAATGTCCCAGATATCTTCACCTGAGATAATACCGTCGGGGGATAGGGGCTTAGCGTTCCACCATTCACGGGTGTACAAGGCGGTCTCCCCAGACTTAAGATAATCGGCTGGGTCTTTCTTGGAGAGCGGGACAATAACACACTTACCAATCTCAAAGATCTCGGACAACTTCTCGGAAGCCTTACGTCCCGGCTCATCATTGTCCAAGCACAGTACAATCTTGTCATACCTGTCGAAGAAGTCTAGGTTTTTACGAATGTCTTTCTCCGCAGCAGCAGCCCCATTTCTCAGAGAAACCACAGGCCACTTAGACCCAAGCATCTGGTAGGCTGCCATAGCGTCTAACTCACCCTCAGTAATTGTTACATACTTTCCTCGTCCGTTGAACAACTGTTGTCCGAACAAAACAGCCTGATCAAACTGATGACCTGATCCCTCTGGGCCATGGATTGTGAAGGCTTTGTTAGAACAGTTGCGCTTCTTGTAAGCAACAATCTTCTTCCCAGTCTTTTCATAAAAAGGGTAAACATGGGCTGTGATATTAGACTCTGCATCTTTTAAAACCTTTACACCGAAAGTTTCTGCTGTGTCTCGGCTGATCTTACGGTCAGTAATCTCTGATAGAATCATCTTAGGTTTGAAAGATGAGTCAGAGGTCTGTACTTTTGGGGTGTTGTAATACCTTGTTGGTGCTGGGTTTACTTCTGAATCTAGCATAAATCCCTCTGGGTTAACGTTGTATCTGGGCTTCCTACATACATAGCAGTAGGTACGATAGGCAATCCTCCCATCATCGAATGTATCCCGGTAAATACTATTACCATCACTGGACGAACACTCGTCGCAGTTTGTTTTCTTTAATTCTTCTGATCTTTTCCCGATCATCAGTACGACAGGACCGTAGGAACCTTAGGGTCTACGTCTTCATGAATAAGATTCATAACAGTTGAGTCTAGATTATCAAGGTGTAGCGAGTAAATTTTACGGATTGACTGGAGATGTGTATAAGGGGTCGTCCCTTTATAATCCCCGTTAACTTCCATCCATTCAATGAGTGCGTCAATGTCTTCTAGGATAGTCCAGACACGTAACATAGCTGTCTGTACCTTTTCTTTTCTGTGAATAGTTTTGTTCGTCATGTTACATCCTCACTTGTTAATGATGGTGGTCCCTGCAGGACTCGAACCTGCGACATGCGGCTTAGAAGGCCGCTGCTCTATCCTGCTGAGCTAAGGAACCTACTTGTTGGGCGAACTGTACCCCTGTTCAGATCGGGTGTCAACCCGTCCGTCCAGAAAAAACTCTTGACAGGTAGGACAGCCCGTGTTATTTTAACCCCCAAGATTCAGGGGGTACTAGGATACTTCCTACTTCCTTGCTACTTTATAAACCCTACTACTCCCACTACTCCTACTACTCCTACTACTCCTACTTTTTAGAGGTTATTTAGAATGATTATTGATTGGCTAACGATGGCATCTCTTTATGTAAAATATCTTGACAGGACAGGGCAAGAAGTCTATGTTCTTTTTGCGTTTCAATTCCCGTTCTGAGTTTTGTGTAGTGAATCCAACTACGGATAGTGCCGTGCATAAATAACCGTGTCTCTATAAGACCCTCAGGTAAGACAGCCCTTGCTTGTTCCTTAGCTATACCCTGATCAATAGCCCACTTGTATGTATCAGAAGTAACCTTCATAAGATCATCCTGTTTCTTTACCCACTGATAATTTATATCAGCATCTTCTGATGGGAGTGAAGACTGTCTGTTAGTTTTATCCTGAAGACGTGATTCTCTGGGCACCCAGTTAAGACCCTCAGAAAAGGGATTAGCATATCGTTGAGAGAATTCTTGGAATGAGAAAGAATAATGCCTGAGGACTTGTCTGGAAATATCTCTGGTTGTTTTAATCTCCAGACACATTGATACCATCTCGAACGGGCTCCAATGTTCATGAGCTATAAGATATTTTAAAAGGTTTGAGGGCCTCTTAGAAACAGTACCATCCGAGTTAGATACCCGGGCATAGTAGAGAATCGTTTCTTCAGGTGTATGCTTGGGCATATGTGATATATGGGATAGAACTACTTTCATACTTGTCTCCTTTTACGTATGTTATTCTTCTGTTAGTTGTTAAGTGTGATAGACTTTATCTATACCAAAGTAATCTATAAGGCCCGCACAAGAGGGGCATGGCTTAGACGTACCTACAGTACCGTCCTTCTTTAGTCTGATAAGATACAGCTCACATCCTGATACACTCTTAAGACCGTACTGATTTATCATTTTAATAATGACATCAGTTTCTGCGTGTAAGAATATCTTCTCAGGAAGTCCTGCGTTCTTAGCAAACTGGGCTTGTAAGGGGTGAGTCTTAAGTTTATTCCACCCTATCTTTATAACTGACCCACGTCTAACAAGGATAGCTGAGTGGCGGGAAGATCTAATCGAATGTGATTTTGTCCCAGCTATTCTTATCAGGCGGGATGTTATATCTGTGGGCCAGTCTTTATAAGAGAGGCTGTGTCTAATCATCAGTGTGATCAAGATATTTATGCAGGCCTTCAAGAAAGTCTGCTATATCTTTCTCAGATAAATCTTTGTAAGGGGTGGACGAAACAGTTTCGATATACTCTTTAAGCAGGGTGGAGTGAGGACGTGTTTCCATCAGCAATTACAGACGAAGTAAATGCAGAAGGCCACAAGGATAAGCACAATAAAAAATAGAATTTCCATCAGATACTATCCTCCTCAGGATTATTACAGCGACAACAAGGTTCGTCACATAGGACCCAACTTCGTGGGTTATCAAGGTTATGTTCGTTATAATAGAGAGGCATATACTGTTCGCCCCATTTATTTTTAAACTCTGCCACAGACATATCGTGAGCATCGCTCTGCATATCCATAAGCCAGCTCTTAACTTTTCCCATCTTAGGTTCCCTTGTTAAACGGTGATTAGTATTTCTTAACTTTTTCAACAATGACTGTCGTGTCATTCTCTGTATAACAGATCATACAATCCTTACACTTCTGCCCTGTACAGTTCTGTTCGTCCAGATATTCGTGGGTAAGTACGTTGTTAAACGTCTTATCAAAATGCTTCGGAACTTTACGCATGATCGTAGATTTAATAGGGTTAGAGTATACCATCGAAAAGTTATCCGGCTTCTTATGTAACTTGAAGTACTTACTAACATAGTCGTTACGCTTTGTCCATAAGACACATCGGCAGTGTGGGTTTTTCTTAGCCACGTTAACTAAGTTAGTCAGGTGAGTTATATTAATCAACTCACCATGAGCATTGAACCTGATATGGGACACCAACAATGAGGGTAGATCTTCGTAGTCAAGTACTGACTGTGACAATAGATCGCTGTTATACTGCAAAGCCGCTGTCATATTCTTACGGTATGAGTTGAGCATAGCCCAACTGTAGCAGTCCCCACATATGTTATTAGGTTTAGCTTTAGAATTCTTTGTAATACAGTAGGGATTAGTCGTTGTATTAGACGAGATTGACAGAAGGCCTTCCAGCTTTCCGCTCATCTTACTGAGATGAATTCCATTACGCTGTACCATATTACTATCCTCTATTGTTATGGGATAATTGGGTGGACCGTTATGGCCCACCCTTAGTTAGTTAGGCAGCAATCCCTGAGACTGGGAATGCTGTAAGGTCGGACCATGCCTTAGAGTTAAGCCATCCGGTGACCTTATCAGATCGACGGGCCAGTCTTTCTTGATCATTGTCCTGATCTTTAGCCATCGTGTTAAGCGAGAACATATCGCTATCATGTGACGAGTAATAAGTCATGGCGCTATAAAGCGACCATAGATTCTGGCCTCTGGTGTGTGACTCAGTAGCATACTGTTCTATCAGGGAATCACCCAGATTAGAATAAGGCCTGACATTAATCCACTCAGGATCATCATTCTTCTTAGTGGTGGGGAACAATGCAGATACAAAGTTATGCACCGCTTTATCTGAAAGTTTTGTTGAAGCCCAGTTTTGATAGAGGTCCATCTTATCTGAGTACTGTTCCAGTGCCTTAACAAACATCCCTTCAAACGATGGCACCGGTACATTACCCTTATGCAC